AAATGCTACGATAATTCCAAGCATTTCATAACTCATATTCATAGTCTAATTTTCCCTTAATCGCAATAACAGAACTATCTTAGATGCCTGTCTTTGTAATACCATCTGCCTGTGCCTGTTCTTTTCTTTCTGTTACGCCATGCGTGATAGTAATAGCCAATAGTAGTGCCACCTACAAAATAGCAACCACACATGAGATACAAAAACCAATCAATCATTTTTCCACCCTTTCAATCTCTATGTCACAGAGATTACAATAGCGGATATATGCTGTACCTGTTTCACAACAACCAAAATTATGATTACATTTGTCTATGTCAAACCCAATCATATTGACCTAACCCATTTAACGATCTGTTCTAAGCTTGCTTTTTTTTTCTGCTGTGTGTATTTTTTAATCCATTCATAATCATCTTTTGTTTTTTTCGGTTTCTTTATTATTTCCTTGTAGGATAATGGCCTTAAGCCTGTATCATCACTAGGGATAAAATCAGGTGACTTGACTTGCCATTCTTCATTCTTTTCCATATATTCAACAATCAGGTCCATCTTTTTTTGAGTGAGATAATGCTTGTCCTCTTTAAGTATTTTCTTACGCTGCTTGTCTGTCAGTTCATTTCTTTCTTTAATGTCCCTGTGGCTAGAAATATCTGTTATAATTTGCCCGGTAACTTCATCCGTATAATAACACCGGCAATTAGGATGTGTATCATCAGGAATTACAGGTCTCAAAGGATCGTCAATTTCAAATGCAATCCCGGCTAATGGCAGACAAATAGCATCATCGACCCTGTTGTCCATCTGTGTGGTAAATACTATCTTATGCCTGACCTTCTGCTCAAAGATGTCAAATGACTTAATTGCGTTTCTTAGTATTTTCAGTTTTTTTATCTGCATCTTTTATCATCTCATCAATATGTCCTAAGACTTCAAGCTTCTTAGCATCTAGGGTGGCCTTGATTAATTCATCATCAATATACTTTGCAGACACATTAGGCGTCTGATTCATGGTTTTGTTAAGCTGTTTATTGACAGGTACATTTCCCTGTGGAACGTTTGTGGTCCTTGTTGGCGCTTGTGCTAATTCTGTCTTGTATTCTTCTAAGTTTAACATTTCTAATAATTGATCATCGGGCATATCAGGAAATATTGTCTTAACTCTTACTACTGCATCAACTAAGTCAAACCAAGATTCAACTATAATACTTTCAAATTCTGCTTTAACTCTAACTATTTCTAACAAGTCACCCATCCCCATCTTGATCATATTTCGTTCATACCACTGCTTAGAAACCATATCACTAATCCAATCACGTTTGGCCTTGATAACACCTGAAAGGAAGAACTGGATTTTTCCAATTAGTGTTGCCCTGTTCTGATCTTCTTCACGCCCTAATAATGCAGATGGAACAGCAAAGTTACCAATAATTATTCTTTCATAAAATGATGCAAGTTCAACCATTTCCCTAATCTTAGGCTCTAAGTCTAGTTTTTCAAATGTGACTTCATCATTTGCATCTACACTGACAGCATTGAACGCACCTGCCTTCAAACTGTTTAACAAAGTATTCATGTCATTTTCTGCGTCTGACTTTGTACGTCCCATTTTTTTGATAAGGAATAAACCATATCCGCTCCACATTGATGTTGCAACTTCCGGCATGTCATATTCTACGATCCGACGCCATGCCCTACTAGCACCTACAACTCTTTGCAGATCGCTGTAACCGTACCACATTGTTCGGCGTTTTGGACTATCAGGTCTGTTTACTAAGTATAACATTTCATCAGGTGTAATTTCGTCTGCCGGATATGTCGTGATAACTTTTTCCAATCCCCAATTCTTTTGATTCAGGAACACACGACCAAGATCACGCGGATGAATAATCTTTAATGCCTTTGGCAATCCCTTACCCTCAAATGCTATAACACACCTACCAAATACAACTGTCATTGTTATTGCATCTTTCAGTTTCTTTTCAAAGTTTATCTTTCTGTCATATTCGATTAATTCGTTTAGTTCCTTTTCATATTTTTTTATCATTGATTTCTTCTGATCATCATCCATGCCTTTGTCGTCAATCAGTTCAAATGTAGGTGTGATACCACCACCAAAAGTATATTCAACTAACTTGTCAATTACTGCACCTGCAACACTAGATCCCCAAACATCTTCAAACTGTTCAAGTTCTCTGTCTGTGTAAGCTGGGTTAGAATACATATACAGGTAATTGTCAGTTTCCAATCTCTTAGATGCACTTGCATAGTTTGATGGTTTTGTTCTAGGCAGTGGAACTGCCTTTGAATCTATAACGAATCTATTAGAACTATTTTTAGTATTTTTAGCCTGATTATTCTTATTTGTCAATAATTAAAAAGAGTAGAAGTTCTGATAATAGAAGTATTTTGTCTTTTCCCTATATTTTGTCACAGGCATATTTGACCATCTTACCGTTTGTCAGCTCTTCAATCTGTGTCTTATCTACTTTTGCTTTAGCCCTGACAAATGACTTGTATTGGTCGTCATTAAGATTTATGAAATGCCGGTTACTTTGTGTTTTTCTTACCATAATGTAAACAGGAATTTACATTCTAATATACTTAAATTTTTAATCGGTAGTTTTTTCGTCATGGCAGATACATTCGCAATCTGTGTCTTGAAAATGAACTTCATCATAGTGACCACAAATCTCACAATAATCACCATGTATGCCCTTTGCCTGATTGCCTTTCATATCTTCTATCATTTCCATATAATTATGACAGGCCTCATGCTGTTTCTTTATCATCGTCTATGAGTGCTTTTTCTTCTTCAACCTTAGCCTGACCCATAACAGTTATTTTTCTAAATGTAGCATGATCCTTATTTGCAATATCTGCTAGGTTTTTTTTTGCAAATGCAAGTTCATACCATGTCAGGATATTATGATAGTCTGAAATAGTTAGTTCTACTTCAACACTCATTTTGGATATAACACCTGCACGTCTGTTGCTGTCGTATAGTTAGGAACGCCTGTTCCTAAACTATTATCATCAACTGCTGTAAATTTCCTAGTGACTACTTGCAGATCCTGTGTCATGCCCTCTTGATTTTTAATAAAATTCCTGCCAATGAAACAGGCCAATAACAATGCCATGACCGTATCGTCATGCTCGTTGCCTTCTGCCCTGTAAGATACATTTCCGGCTTCCGTAATAATTTCTGTAAAAATTGATATTTGTCTTTTTAGTTCGTCTATTTCCTTATTGCTGTTCTTAGGGAATTTGATCCGGTTATTTTGTAGCATCCGGGCTAACCATAAAACCATCTGATTCTTAGGCATCACACGACCTGTATTTATCTTTGATTGGTCCTTGACTTCTCTTGTTGTAAATATGGGAATTACGTTTGGGATCTTATGCCTGTATTTCAATTCTTCAAATACATGCTCACCTGTTGCATTAACTTCTAAAGCATAATAATCAAATGGTTTGTTATGATGTATGTCTGCAATCATATTTTCAACTTCAAGATAATTTCTGCCTAAGACAGTTTTAACACCGATAATATAGACATTATCCTTTTTTATCTCTATTGCTACAAATGCAAAACTATCCCTTCTTTTGCCCGGATCTAATCCTGCAATTCTCATGGTCTTGATTTGATATGGTGTGTAATTTCATCTAGTAAGTCTTGCTGAACATCAAGTATTTTTTTTATTTTTTCAATTTCTTCCTGTTGAAATTCTATTACTTTGCCTAATGTTTCAAGCTGTCTTGAGTTTGATTCCTGTGCTGTGGCAATCTGAAACAATGTTGGTAAGTCATTTATTTCCATATTCTTCAACCTCAAAATCTTCTATCGCCTCGTCTTTAATAACACCAAATATCGAGGATCGTGCCGAAGTGAACTGACATCTGTATTCCTGATCTGTATCTATGTCTGTACGCTTTAGTTCTTCATCCATTTCCTTATTGGTATAAATCCATCCAACAGCGCAAGTATAATCATACTGTATTTTCTTATAGTCATTCTGTCCATTGGCAATTTCATAAAAGAATCCACGCTGACCTTTTGGCGTACTTACTAAGAATACATCAGACCTGTTAGTATGCAGAATAGGCTCAATGGCATCCAATACAACTGAATCATCAACCAATGCAAAGTGTGCTGCTTCATCAACCACTATTGCCCGGATCTTTGTCTCACCCCTGATTGCTTCTGAATTGCTAGGTTTCCCCTCAATCTCTGTTCCGTTTTTTAGGATAATATTCAGATCATGCCTATCATCCTTGACAGTAGGTCTGATTTCATTAAAAAGCATCTTTAGCCTGTTCATCACAGTTTTGGTAGTTTTTTCCCTAGTTCCTGCAATGATCAAAATCTTGCCACCCTTGTATTTGTGGAAACAATGATACTGCACTATTCTCAATACGATTTCTGTAAGGCCTATCTGTCTTGACTTATTGATATGGAATTTTACCTGTCTGTTAACCATTGATTGTTTTGTCAGGTCCAGTTGATGAGGCATAAATTTCATCTGTTCATTTGTTGCCGGATGCTTAGGCAAACCGACTATATGTGAGAAACAGCAGTTATTTTTACTATTGGCCTGTCCACAAAAAAATTTCAGTTTAGATAATTCCTTAGTAATATCATCTTCAACTGAATCGTGGTCAGCCCGGAAGATTGGATATATGTCCTGAATCCTGTATGTTTTTGTTCGCATCTGTTTCTATCACTTCTTGACTTGCTGAATAATATACCGATAATAATGGTTGAATACTTACAATCGAATCTAAGATCCTTTGCTTCTTCATAGGATCATTTGCCCGGTGATAGTTCTGCCATGAGAATTTTAGTATTGTTTCCAACTGATCAATTCGTTCAATATGCTGTTCCCATAATCCCTGCTTTTGCAGTTCAAACTTTCGCTTATCTGTTGCACTTTTTAGCTTGCCCTTAATCCTGTAAAATGACCTGACTTCCATTGGTTTTTTCTTATTAGTCTGATGTGACCTTATCCATGCAAGTGATTCAGGCTCATTAAGTTTCATAATAATGGTCTGCATAACCAAAATTTCACTGTCATTTAGCGTCATTTTCTATTCGTAATTTGACAGTTTTACTGTCAAAATAGAACTAATATGAATGAACTTTATAGACATGAGACATCAAGTCTTTTTTATTATAGAATGTATGTGAGCATTTTGGACACTTTTGTGCAAACATGTTATTCATATTGTTGAACATCCTACTGCATACCTTGATATATGTTTCATCAATACAGGTGGAACGGAATTTCCCATTCGTGTAAAACCGTCATTTCTACTTGTAAATTTAAAGTCGTCAGGAAATGATGATATTCTTTTACATTCCATCAGTGTCAGGTATCTCTTTTCTTTTGGGTGTGACAACTGATGGCTATGGCATATTACTGTTGGACTAGGCTCATCCCATGCTAATTTTAAATGACCAAAATATAATCTTCTAGGATGGTATTTAGATGCTGATTCACCGGGCTTCATCATGTTAAATGCTATTTGAACTGTTTTTGCATTTTTATCGGTAGGTGTAGATTCTAGTATTTCTTCTTTAGTTGGCTTAAGATCTGCTGTGGCCTGTCTAAATGTTATTTCCTTATATGTCATTAATGGCTTCCATGCCTTAAAGCAATCCTTCCTAATACCGATAAATACAATTCTGCGTCTAACCTGTGGAACACCAAAATCTTTTGCATCAATATCTAATACTCGGATTATATAGCCTAATTTTTTCATGGTCCTTAAAATATGGTTAAAATATCCTTTTGACTTTCCATTAATTAATCCCCTTACATTTTCACCAATGAATATTTTTGGCTTAAGTTCCCGGATTAGCCGGATATATTCGTCAAACAGATCATCAGACCTTTGTGCCTGTGTTTCAGATCCATGTTTGTAAGACCTGTTCCAACCCTTTTCTCTTAGACCTGCCATTGAAAATGGTGTGCAGGGTGGTGATCCGTCAAGTATGTCTAGTTCCCCCTTTTTTAGCCCAGTCTCTTTTAGTATCTGCTGCCCGGTTAATTCCCTGATATTTTTCTGTATGACTTTGGTTTTAGGAAAATTTAGCTTGTATGTATTGACAGCATTTGTTTCAAAGTCTGTGGCAAATATGACATTAAATCCTGACATCTTATAGCCTAATGATGATCCACCACAACCTGAAAATGTTGAAACTACATTTACCAAGAGTAACCACATTTAGGGCATTTAGTCCCGGTTTCTAATTCATCTTCTATTATTGGAACTTCCTTTGAATTAAAAATCTTATCAAGATTCATCGCTGTGTTAAATTCTTCTTCCGGTCTTGCTAACAGGTCTGCAAACTCGTTAAGCTTTCCTGCTCTACTGATAAGGTGATATTCTAATGTGTCTTTCTTGAAGTCATGCTCACCACGCAGTTTGTTCATAATCTGCCTAAGTATTTTTCCATCAATCTTGTCTGCCTTTATCACATAAGCCGGGATGTTTTTTTCACCCAATGATTCATAGATCTTAACCCTGTGTTCACCGTCTAAAACTTCCAAGTTCTCGTTCAGGATTACAGGCGCTAAATATCCAAATTTTTTCATTCCCTTGCTAAGTGCTGCCATTTGTTCGGGGCTGACCGTATTTGGATTAGTATTGTCAAACTTGATATTGGAAATTGGTACTTTTTTAACTGTAAATTCTTTTACCTTCACATAGGCACAACTGTGACTAGGCATTAGAGAACTAATTTAAAAAAAAA